GTCCGTCATTGGCAGGATATCCTGGATAGTATACCGGTGGCGGTGGGGCGCAGTTGCCGTCACAATCCTTAGTCCAGTACGTTCCTGTTGCGCGCGGTACTTGTGTGCACATATCATCTAAACAATCGTATGAGAGATATGGTGGTCCTTCCCCTGCTCCGCCCGGGGTTGTTGCTTGTGGTTGAACCGAGGGAGGTGGACAGCTTGGATTAAAGGCATCGCTACTTTCTGCAACACCGGATCCAGGTGCAGCAAGTCCTTCGACTAAAGGTTCGTGTTTCCTATGGCGACTATTTGAGTGCCGCTGGCGACGCTCATCGCCTCGTCGTTGTTTTGTCCGGTGCTTTACTTCTTTATTCCATTTGGACCCTCCTTGTCGTGAAGGGTGACCTCCTTGTCGTGAAGGGTGACCTCCATGTTGTGAAGGGTGACGTGGGCGACGTGGTGCCCAAGAATCGGGTCCGCATCCCATCTCTCCGTATTCGCATTCTCTGTATGGGCTGCGGCGAAAGGTATAGTATTTGGGTCTAGGCGAGAAAGTCATAAATAATAAAATAACCACTAATAGGATAATGACAATATGATTGATGTTCATATAATAATTATCTAGAGAAAAAAATAGAAAGGATGATAAAAACAACAAGTATCATAACAAGTAATTCGCGTGGCTTGCGAACAGAGATACGTTGCCCTAATATGTGCATATCACCACCAGTGGAAGCGGCTTGGTGTGTCTGCCATTTTCTTTTTGTATAGTAATATGTATCAAATAATGCAGCAATAATACTAAAAAAGAGTGCGAAGCCTAATATTGCATTCATAATATATAAGTTAGTTAGAAATTATTTCTCAGGGGTGTCGATGACGTCTACGTCTAAAGCCGGGGCGCCACCCAGCACCGGGTCCTACTCGTGGACGATATCCTGTACCGGGCGGACGGAGAACGACAATGTTGCTAGAGGGTGTTTTATGTGAGAAGAGGACATAAACAAAAAGGGTCAACAAGACAAATGTCAATATCATATTACTACCTTCAGTCATATATAAAGTATGAAGATTAAATGTTGCATCATACTTTAAAAAAATATAAACCATAAAACATATTTAGTTGGAGTAGGCAAGCCCGCCCATCCCGCTCATCACGCGGAGCACATTGTAATTGGTGGCGTACACGCGAACCTTAGCGGTGTCATCTCCTCCGACAGTGTCGTTGGAAAGAACAAGCTGAAGTGTGGCGTTGTCAATCCGCGAGAAGTTGCAGGTTCCGCTCGGCTGGTGCTCCTCCGGGCGGAGAGCGAACGAGTAAACGTTGATACCAGTGTCCGGCGACCGCGTGTGGTGCTGGAACGGCTGCACCAAATCGAAGTAGGTCCCCTCACGCTCCGAGAAGCGGTCCTGTCCGTTGAGCTGGAGCTTGGCAGTGACCACTGGGTTCTGTCCCCAGCAGTGCATGCAGAGCGCAGTCTCGGCGAGCACGAAGGCACCCGAGTCCGAAACAAGCGACTCATCCCCGACGCTGCTGAGCGGGGCCCCGCTGGTCCCGTACCAGCCATCGGCGTACGTGCCGGTAGGCCACGGAGTGCCGGCGCCGTCGGCGTCCGCACCTGGGTCGACGAAAAGTCCGCTGACAATGAACTCGCCGCGCCCGGCGGTGTTGACACCACTAAAGGCGTGGTAGGCATTGGGAAGTGCGTCAATGCAATCAGTGTAGTTGAATGGCTGTACACCAAGCGCCTTGTACAGCTGCTCACCAGTCTCGTACTGCTTGCAGCAGTCCACGAAGTAATCCTTCTGGACAGTGAAGACAAGCTCTTTGCACGGGTGGTTGAAGTTGAGCTTGATTTTGTTGCTCGAGGACCCAACAGATTCGGCGCCAGTGAACTGGAGCTGCTCGATGAGGTACTCGTGCGGGTTCTGAGCCATGCGGCGGCGCTCGTCAGTGTCAAGGAAGACGTAGTCGACGTAGAGCGAGGCAGCGACAAGGGACTTAGTGTAAGCACCCAACACGGTCTTGTTGCTGGTCCCGGCGGTCCCGGCGCCGTGGAGGCTGTCCACAGCCCACAAGAGGCAGTCGAGTCCGTTCAATTCAAGGTTAATCTTAACCTCGTGGTACTGAAGGGCAATCAAAGGAAGTGCGAGACCCGGGTTGCGGCAGAACCAGAACTGGAGCGGCACGTAAAGGGTGGTCTCCGGGAGCGCGCAGCGCGGGGTGCACACGTTGCACGGCGCGCCGGTGTCGCACGGGGTGTTCACAGTTGAGAACGATGGGTCAGTCAAGTAGGTAAGTTCAGTGGTCTGCCCAACCATTTTCTTGTAACCACGCTCTTGCTCGGCGGTCATGGTGAGCTGGTTCCAGAGGTGCATCCAGTCGCCGTACTGGCGGTCAATGCGCTGCCCGCCGATCTCAACCTCGACGTAGTCAATCATGTTAATACCCGGGTAGTCAATCCAGCGAGCCCACTGGGCGTCGCGAGCCGATCCTTGAAGGTTGGATGGGCATGCATTGATCTGCGGGAGCACTACCTGAAGGTAGGTGCGGTAGGCAAGGTCACCATTGCGAGAAATGGTGCATTGCACACGGCGACCGAAGTCGGCCTGTCCATTGAAAGTCTGCTCGATCGACTCCATGGCAAAGTTGGTGTGGCGGCGATAAGTTACTTTCCAGAAAGTTATTTGTGGGTTGCCCGTAAGATAAACATCTTGAGCACCGTAAGCTACTAATTGCATTAATCCTCCTCCCATAGTGTTATAATATTGCTAAAGAAAAAAAAATTATGGAAATGTTATTTTACCTTAATTATTAATTATACTATTTAAATCAAGATTGCTTACCATAAATCGTTTCAAATATGAATCAAGATAAACTTCTTTCTGACCATTATGAGGTTTGTTAAAAACATAACAATCCTTCTTCTTCTTAATGGTCCATCCATTTTCTAATGCATTAAATAAAAATGCCATTTTTTGCAGTTGAATGATACTAACTTTTAAATCTGATGCGGCATCAATGGTTGCCATTAATGTTGACTTAGAAAAGGGGCTACATTATTAAACTTATTTATTTATATATTTAATAATTAAAAAAGTAGTTATTATATGTATTATGCCTCATTTTAAACCAAAAGCTTCTAAAAAATTCAAAGTGAATAAGAAGATGGCTGCGACAATAGATAGCCAGCATCACGAAAAAATGGCTCAGTTTAACACGATACAACAAGTAAGAATCCCCAAGTTACGAAAACAAAGAATTGAACTACAGAGAAAACTCAACGCTAATTGTATAAAAATCGAGGACCGGCGCGATATAGAGGATCTTATGACTACTATAACAAAAGAAATCAAACAACATAAAAAAGCAAAAAAAGAATATTTGCTTAAAAACTCACGTTATATTTTTGATTATTTTGAAAAGAAAAGAGAGATATCAGAAGGAAATAGTAAAACGAAAATATTACATTCTTTCTTCAATAAAAATAAGAAAATAGCGGCGCCGACGCTAGATGTCATGAATGAAAATCAAAAATACTTGGAAGGAATAGATGAAAAATTTTTAAGCATAGATAATTATAAGCTAAATCATGAAGCGTGTCAGGCTTGCGGGGGTGAGCTCGTACCAGTGGATTATGAGGGTATATTAGTATGTAAGAATTGCGCAAGCCAGCAACCATATCTTATCGAACACGAAAAACCATCCTATAAAGAACCACCGAAGGAAGTATGTTTTTATGCATATAAAAGAATAAATCACTTTCGAGAGATATTGGCGCAGTTTCAGGCTAAAGAAACAACACAAATACCTTCTGAAGTTCTGGAAGATATAAAACAACAAATCAAAAAGGAAAGAATAGAGCTAAAACAAATGACAAATAAAAAAGCTAAAGATATACTAAAGAAGCTGGGATATAATAAGTATTATGAGCATATTCCTTTCATAAAAGATAAGTTAGGAATTAAGCCCCCTGTAATGTCGCAAAAATTAGAAGATATATTATGTAATTTATTTATGGAGATCCAGCGCCCATATGCTACACATTGTCCAGATGATCGAGTAAACTTTCTAAACTACTATTACGTTCTATATAAGATGTGCGAATTGTTAAATGAAACAGAATTTTTGGATTATTTTCCAATGCTTAAAGATCCTGTAAAACGTATTGAACAGGACGAAATTTGGAAAAAAATTTGTAAAGAATTAAAATGGGAATTCATCTCAACAATATGATAAAAAATATAATTTTTCTTATCATAATTCAAAATAGGAATGGTTCAATTAACGAGGAAATCCGACAAGGTTGCCGCCGATACCGAATCCGGCGCCAGTGCGCGCAGATACCGCCATGCTTGGCACGTAAGTGTCGAGAATGCTGAAGGTCGCAGCAGCAGTCAAGGCAATAAGAAGAACTTCGTCGAGGTTGAGAGAACGCTTAGGAATGGCATAAGCGGCAACAGCCACCATGAATCCTTCGACTAAATATTTAACGGCACGTTTGATAAGTTCACCCAAATCTAACATTTTATTCACTTCTTGAAGCATATTATAAATATTGGGAAGAAAAAAATATATTATGTTTTTCAAAACTTAAATATCATTTGTCTTATATGTAATATAATGTCTAAAGGTTATGAGAGAAGATTGCAATCCAATGGATCCGAGAATCCTAAATACACTGACTTATTGGAGGAAGATAAACCAATTGCCGGACAGAAATTTTCGTGTGTATCATTTGTATCACCTGAAAATATCTTGAAACAAAAAAATATCTATCTTTTTGAAGAGTTCCTAAAACATTTTGATTTGACTAAATCTATAGAAAAATTTACGCAGTTTTTAAATTTCGTGTCCTATAAGCATGATATAGGTTTTGAAGCTGTAATGACAGATTTTCAAGAATTCCTAAAAAGCGAAAAAGCTAAACTTACTGATACAAATGTTGCAGATGATTACAAAAACTTCCTAGATGCTAAAGAAGAACAACTAATCGAACAATTCAATATTATAAATAACTTCAAAACTAGTGTTCGAGGGCTAAAGATTCGCGGTTCTTATTCCACACAGCAAGAAGCCGAGCTTCGCGCTAAACTTCTGCGCGAAATAGACCCAAATCATGATGTGTATGTGGGACCTGTAGGTATGTGGATGCCGTGGGAACCCGAAGCCTATAAAACCGGGCGCGTCGAATATATGGAAGATGAACTTAATCAACTAATGAAAGAGAAAAATGCAAATGAAAAGCAGGCACGCAATGCTTTCGAAAAGCGCGTCAAAGAATCAAAACGCCGCGCCATCGAGGAGAATAAGAAAAAGGCCCTTGAAACAGGTAACAAATTAACACAAAATATTAACGAACAAGGTAATTTAGTAGGTGTGGCGGGGATGTCTACAATTGAGTCATCGTTGGGAACTGGCAATATAGTAAGTTCTGCAGATATTAGGCGCGAACTCTTTGAGGGTGAAAATATACGGACTAGCGACAAGCCTGACGCATTGAAGGAATTCAAGGAGCGTGAAGCGCGCGATAATCCAGTTTCTAATGTCAAGATTAATTTACCACCTATTACAGAAGAAACATCGGATGATAAAAACAAAAAAAATTGAAGTAATATATTGTTAAAAATTTAAATAAATCATACAAGTAATATACGTAATAAAATGAAAAAAGAGAAAAAGAAGAAAAAGAAGAAAAAGCGGTGTAACCATCCTGAATGTAAGAAGAAATTAACACTAACTGATACGGCATGTCGGTGTCAACAATGTTTTTGTGCTAAACATCGCCTTCCAGAACAACATAAATGCAATTTTAATTTTAAAAATGAAACCGAAGAGACATTTATGAAACGCGTTGGACTTGGCGGTGGAAAACCTTGTAAGATTGAAGTAATTTAAAGTCAATTATTATAATTAATATAATAATGGACAAAGCATTAGATGTAGACGCCTTTTATAATGAATGTACATTCCCTAAATCATTTTGGCATACAAATAATTCTATTTATGATGTAAATGTTCACTATAGAGGAAAAATAGTAGGAATGGTTTCATTTTCTAAAGGAAATACCCGATGGTGGGCACAAGAACAAAACGAAATTTGGAAAGAGTGGACGCCTACATTACCCGACTCTGAGGACATATTATTATATAAAATGCGACAAAGAAAGAAACTTATTTCTCGAATTATGCAGAAGGCTAAGGAAATAAGACAATTAAAATAATTACCATTTACTCTTCTTGACATTTATACGCGGACCTTTTTTCACTGCCGTGGGGTCATAGGCTTCATCTTCTTCATCAGAATTAACACCTTCCGACAGAGCCCAAAATTCTGCGGAACCTAACTTGAAGTCATCATGTGGGTCGGCTTTATACCAGAATATCTGATCCTCTAGCTTATTAGAACGAGCATTATTAGCAATAACTAAACATTCATAATTTTCAGTACACTGATCCATCACCTGACAGAAGGATTCAAAGGTAGGAAACATACCAGCATAATTTTCATAAATTCGTTTCCGATTATTAATATAGGGTTCCCGAAGAATAAAGGTATAGTCAATATTTGTTCGTAAATTAGGTGGAACCCCAAGAGGATATTGCATTGTAATTATTGTCATAATTTTCCAATGTCGCCCATTCATAAATAAGAGGCGCATCATCTTATCGCGAGCCCAACCATTATCCCATAAACAATCATCCAAAATGACAAAAGCACGCCCATCAATATTTGAACGCCCATAGGCCTCTATCTCCTTTTTAATTTGTTTGAGTACAATCTTTTGCCGCTTTAACACATTTTCAACGATAGCAGTATTATATTCATCATGAATAAACAGCTTTGGAACGTGCTTGGCATAAAAACCATTACCAGCCTCAGTGCCAGATATAACTGTTCCAATTGGAATGTCCTGATGATAGTATAATAAATCTCTAACTAAAAAACTCTTACCTGTATCACGACGACCAATAAAAACAACAACTGGACCCGACGTCTCATCAGGCTTAAATGAAATGCCCTTCATATCAAATTTTTTCAATTCTAAATTCATTATCTTTCATTTAGAATTTAAACCAACGTTAAATACGCAATATATTACAATTTTTTATCTTTGAATGTAGTATTATCTAATGTTTGAGATCAGTTATGTCAAAAATAAAAAGTCAGCAGTTCCGACAACTTTAGAAGGTATTACTAAAATGCAAAATTATATACCTATCTACCAAAACTTTTTTCGCTTATCAGAAACAAATTTTAACAATATAAATTTAAATAATCGCTTTCATGCTAGCCGATTTATAAAGAAAGAAACAGATAACAAGTGGATATGTCAAGTCAAAAGTGACACACAAGAAAAAAAAGTTCCTTCCTTCTTAAAATACTCACCCTTGATTGACCCTGTTAAGTATCTAGCGGGAAAATATAAGGGTATGGACATAGATATCCTGCCCTCTTTTAAAGGAAAAGAGGGACACAAAAAAATTCGCGATGGCAATAACTCTGCATATGTAGATGGTTTCTTTTCTTTCCTATCTAGCCAAGTTCTTAATACACACCGATTTATACACGGAACTGATTTTTATGGGTCTTTCCTTGGTATCAAAAATAAGTTTAAATATAATATTATCGATGATTTAGAATTTTTGCATGAGTCTGATTTTTTTCGGAAAAATAAAGACGCTACCTTCCAACTAGAAGAGAATTATGAGGATTTCCTCGAAGACATACAGACACGCCATTATAGAAAACCATTAAAAATAACGGAAAGCATAAAATCATTACATACCGAACATCTAGATAATTCAATATTTAAAGATTTATTTAAGAAAAGCGCTGATATTTCTGGGGTACAAGATATCACAAAAAACCTTATCTTTACTATGGACATATCTACCAACGGAGTTACATCGCCCTGTAGCACCGCATCGAGCAAGAGTAGCGCCTGCTCATCGCGCTCTTCGCATACATCTCATAGCTCGGAAAGTTCAGGTGACTCGAGCGGAACAGAGTTTTGTGACGAGTCGTCGTCAATGGGAAGCCTTTCTATGTCTACATTATCGGATGATTGCATTAATGCAACATTATTTAATTTTCCTGTACAAATTATTTGTCTAGAAGCATTGGAGGGCACCCTAGATAGTATTATGCCAGATCTTAGAATGGAGGAGTGGCGATCTTGTTTTTTTCAGGTAATTATAATACTTCTTGTATACCAAAAATTATTTGATTTTACCCATAATGATCTTCATACTAATAATATCATGTATAAAAATACGGACGCCAAATTTCTTTTTTATTACTACAATGGAAAATATTATAAAGTACCAACTTTTGGCAAAGTGTATAAAATTATTGATTTTGGTCGAGCCATATATAAATTTAAGGGAAATATTATGTGTTCGGATAGTTTCCACATCAAGGGAGATGCCGCAACGCAATATAATTGTGAACCCTATCTTAATCCTAATAAACCACGTTTAGAGCCCAATAAAAGTTTCGATCTATGCCGACTTGGTTGTTCATTATTTGATTTTTTCTTTAATGATCCCCTTGAACAAATAGAATCAAATGTCGATCCTATTGCACAATTAATCAATAGATGGTGTAAGGATGATAAAGGTCGAAATATTCTATATAAAAAGAACGGCGATGAACGCTATCCCGAATTTAAACTCTATAAAATGATTGCCAGACACGTCCATCATTGTCCACCCCAAAAAGAAATAGAAAATACTATGTTTAATAAATATATTAGTAGTGGAAGAAAGGTAAACAAGAAGCGCGTCATTAACATAGACAAGCTTCCTACTTATGTTAAATAAATCATTTCATAATTTGTATAGTTTTCAAGAATAATATCTAAAATATCCCCAAAATCTTGTATAACTGCTTGCCATCCCTTATTAGCAAGATGTGACAAAATACGTGTAACTAAATCAAAATCAGCACTTGGCAAATCGACGGGTCTAAATATTTGATTGTCAAGAATAAGGCGGACCCTCTCCCACTCTACAAAACCTTTTTGATTGGGACACCACCACATATATTTGTATTCGGAGGGTGGTGGATATTTTTTAAAGAATTTTTCCATATCATGTTCAACATAGAGAGAATATGCTTTCGTGAGGATAATCTTCATTTCTTCGCTTATTGTAGTATATTCTGGCTGAGTAGATATAAAACTAAAATCACCTTTTTTATAAAGGATGTGTCCATGATCATTATCAGAAGTCATTTATTATTAAAATATTTGTAATAATAAATTCAATTTAATCAGAAATCAGGTTCATTTGTAAAAACCGCAGGAGTATACTTTCCAACATTTTTGAGAGGTCCTAGTTGATTCAACACAAAATCGCCTAATAAAACGCTTAAATAAACTAATAGCCCGTCACGCATTAGACGCTTCATTGGTTTATTTTCTTTTAGGATAAAGCGCATCTCCAAGAAAAGAAATAATACATATATAACTGCTATAATTGCGGCTTGAAGGAAATTTACCATTTAACGATACAAGACAAAATTTTATAGTCTTTTAACCGCATTATAGTGTCTCAATGTCAGCAAAGACCGATTCATCCAGAGGAGGTGATGACCGCACCTTGGGTGAAGCAAGGACCTTTACACCAAGGTCCACATCAACCGCTCCCCCTATTTTTAGATTATCTTCCCCGTCCTCCTCCTCCTCCTCCTTTCGCTGTGCATTGCGGATAGCGCTTATTTTTTCGAGCGTTTGAATATCTTTTGGAGCAGTGATCATTTCCGCCTTTTTTGTATCCCCATCATAATGTCTATCAACATTATTAAAGGTCAAGCCTTTTGAGTCAGTAATGGGCGCGGCGGCGGGTGACGCAGCCGGTACTGCGGGTGGTACTGCCACGGGTAACGCAGTCGATACTGCGACCGGTGCTGCAACGACAACGGGTGCTGCCAGCGGCGGGATCTTGCTAGTAACTGGGGTTTCAACATTAATTGTAGTTTCCGCTTTATCATTCATGGGTTTTGCCGAGCTCGCCCCGACTACTGGAACCACTGCTCGAGCAGGCGCTGTAGATTCCTCCTTCTGATCTACCAACTTCGGGTCCGCGTCGGTCTTTTTAACGGCGACGACCGGAGGGGTACTAACAGAAGCACCAGGCAATTCCGTAGTTCCAGTCATTTTTTCTTCAATGTTTGCGCCTGATACATCCGACATTTTTGCGCTTATCACTTCCTCGATAATCTCCTCCTCCACGCTCTCATCCATATATGCACGTAAAATATGCTCAACAGGCATATTGTCGCGAATAACATTCAAAATACATTCTTTGCAAATAGTCTCGCATTCACGCATATTTTTCTGATATTCTAAAGGTGCAACCTTTTGCTCAAATAAATAAACACTTGCATAAAATTTACGGGCACATTTAATATAAACCTTATGGATAAAGTCACTCAACTTAGGTATATCTAACTCAATCTTTTTCTGACGTTGACTTACTCGAATACTAGTCAAAATTTTCAATTGCGTAATATGTACACAGGTTAATAGATCTTCTAAATATACACACTTACTTTTTATACTTATGCGGGCGGTTTCCTCGTCTATAATTGTTTGGTTCCACTTTGTCACCCGCGATAAGAAGTTTTGAAAAGTCATTAGATACTTCTGTTCCTCACCATTTGTCATACATAGTTCCCAAGCTTCCTTAAGGATAGACTTTATACCTTCAAGAACAAGAGGGTATAATATTGTGACCAAGCGCAAAGAATATTCATTTTTGGCTTCTGATAAGACCGAAACATTATAATCGTCCATTTACATTATTTTAATATTTTCTAAATCATAGTTAGGACGCATAAAAATAAAATAAATAATTAAAAACATTAGTAATTTCTCATTGCGAAATTCCATACGAATACGATCAAAGAAAACCAAAAAAAAATATCTATTATTAATATTAACAAAATGTGTCTCTATTACATCTAAAAGATCAAGAGCATTATACCCCTTTTCATATAATTGTAATGCCAGAGTATAACATTTTGACAAAGTACACGATTCCTGTACTTTTACAAGCCTTTTGATCAACCTAGTATTATTTTTTTTTATATCATAGTCCCTTAAATGCAAATTGACTTTATGACCATTCACACGCAGCAGCGGAACATAGATATTACAAAAACGCGATTGTATAGGCTTCAATAACTTATTTTTATCTTTTACAACAATAAAAAATCTGGTAGTATGACTAAATTGTTCTATACATCTACGTAACGCAGATTGGGCATCGGTAGTTAGCTTTTCAGCATTCAGTAATACAATACTCTTAAAGAACAATCCACGCTTATTTTGAATATTAGTCTTTGCAAAAAATTTTAATTGATCGCGAATAAAGCGAATACCTTTCCCATGCGCACAATCTACATACATCACATAACGCTTAATTTTTTCATATTCATTGTCATAAATACAATTAATGAAAAAGTATAATAAATGTCGCTTTCCGCTACCTAGTGGCCCATGAAAAATAATATGAGGTATTTTTTTATTTTCGACCATCTTGACTAATTTTTTTTTTAAGAATGCATGTATTTCCATTACACATTAAAAGCTATTGTTTTTAATTAAAAAATTAATAAAAACAATAATTAGGCGTTGCTATGTAAGGAGTGTGTAAATGGATTGCAGCGGTAGGCATCTAAGATACCGGGATCTGTCCGCTGGCAATTAATGCCTTGTGGTAGTGGTGGAAGGTGACTCATGTTGCCGTAGGTTTCGGATCCCACGCCCACCTCGCCGTATTGTCCTGGATTTAGTTGGCGGTTTAGTCTATCTTTATCAACCTTATTTACTTGAATATTTTGCGTCCCTTCAAAGAGCTCCATATTGCCCATTGCTAAGGCATTTCCGCGCGGCGCATTGGCAATATCTGATTTATTCGGATTAATGGTAGCATTGTAGGCAGCATTATATACTGGTGCGTTGGAGGTGCCTTCAGTATTACCGGCATTGCCGGAATATGGGCAACTAGTATCATCCCGCTGCTGTGACACAGGTTGTTGCTCCGATGTTTGATATCCGCCGCCTGCGCGCTGGTTATTGATATTCATTGGGAATGGGTTAACTTCGGTTGTTTCTCTCGTCGTGGTCCGCGTAACATCAGCTGGGTTATATACATACATTTCGGATGGTCCAGCCATATTCCCTGTCGGTCTCATATTGCCGATTACATTTTCTTTTCGCGATGGGCGTAAGATATCTAATAAAGGTGCAACAACAGCGCCTATAACACTTCCGGCGACACCATTAAAACGTCCGCCGCGCTCAGATGTAAAGTTTCTCTCATTAACTGGCAAATCATACCCCTTTTTGCCGTAATCACACGGAGTAGCTGTCTTCTCCTCACATGCACCCCAATGCCCTGCGGCATCAGCGGGTCCAGTATTTTCGGTTCCCAAGATTTTGCGGTGTGCTTGCTGATACATTCCGCGAATCCGCACACCATCGCCTTCTCTCGCTCCATCTCCAAAATATTCCCGGGTAGTTCCAGGTCGACTAACTGGTTGCAAGATGGTTTTGCTTCGCACTGTAGGAGCCTTTGCGCCTACAGGAGTAGTGAAATATCTCTCAGGACTATTGATATAGTATGTATCCGGCAAATGTTTCTCTACTTTCCCGATGAGCCCACGATTTTGAACTGTGGTGCCCCCACCTAATGTCACCCCTTCATATGTCACTTTTGGATTGGTTTTGATACGCAACTCGTCCACTGTCTTAGAGATCCATTTGTCGCGCGCCTCCATGCCCGCGTTAAAACCACCACTGCCTGCTGTTGTATATCCTTTATTTAAGCCTGGTCCCACATTTTGTGTCTCAAAAGGTTTGACGTTTGACATGTTCCTTGATGGATTGACACGAGATTGAAAAAAATCGCTCGTATTCGGTGTTCCGTGCGCCCACCCCATGTTTTTCTGCGGTTTGAACAAAGGTGCTTGACCCTTTTTACAAATATTTTGTGAACCAGCCCCCTGCATACTATCCAAAATACTTTCATTGCCATCCAAATTTGCCGTTCTCTGTCGTACATGAGATCCAAAAAAAGGCACCATATTATTATGCTTGAGTTCCTTAGCAGTTACCCGCTCGCCCGTTAATGAGTGAAAGACAGCCGCCTTTTTGGTTAATCCTTTATTAATCGCCTTCTCATAAGAATCCTGCTGATAATATTTATCTGTGGCTGCATTAGGATTTTGATAGTAATTAACATTGTCTCCTAATTCACCATAAGTTTGGACCGG